GTTTACTCGCTTACTAAGAATAGTAGTCTATTGTAGTCATTACAACAAATTTACATTGAATTCACTTTGTCAATGTCTCTCTCCAGAACTTTTACTACCTGGATGATTGGCGGTGCCGTGGTTGGCATCGCAGCTCGGAGCGCATGGAGTTATTACACTCGTAATCTTATAACTCGTGCTGCTCGGGACAATATGGCCCAGGCAATCCGGAATATCGACTCCGATGAATTGTCTGTCGAAACTAGTATCGCTGCTACCCGGACATGGGGTAGTGGTGTACGCACCCAGATGATCGCTGCTGCCGTCTCGCGCGATTGTCGTACACAATTTGGTTTCGCTTCGGAAACGGAAGCCAACAAGTTAGTTGCACGCAAATGGATCCATGACGCTATTATGGCTAATCCTGATATGCGAAGGTGTGATGCGTCACGTATCATGGGTCTTGCAATGATTCTTGTATTTGTTCCTGACGCTGCTGAGGTTGAGCGTGAGCAAATGAAGGTTGCTTACTCTCGCATCAAGCGTGACAGGGAGTATGCCACTAAGTGGTGGGACTGGGGATTTACTTCCCCCAGTACACCACTTAGTGGCTAGGGGTGCCCACGACCTGTACCAGGTGTGACTTGCCGTAAAAGCAAAGTTCCCGGTCACACCAATCTGGTGGTACATAAAGTTGCGGGGACACCGAAAGAGCGGAAAACTACTACCATAATGGGTGTCTCTCCACCCGTTGTTTTCCTGACTCATAATAATGGTATTGTTGCGTTGACTCGTGCGGTTTTGGAACGTGTTTTCTACGTTAAACGCGATGGCGTTTTTGTAGAACCATTTAAACCCGTGAGCACCGAATTCTTTTCTTGTGCTTTGGCTGATTTTACATCAGCTATCAGACACCATCTTCCCTCGACCGTCCCGATCAGTAGCAGAATGTTTGTTAACACCTACCGGGGCCGCAAGCGGATAGTTTATGAAAAAGCGTTAGAGTCATTGGACAGGAAGCCTTTGACTCTCAAGGATAGTGCGGTGAAGGTATTTGTTAAGTTTGAGAAGTTTAATGCTACTTCCAAACCAGATGCCGTCCCCAGGGTGGTTTCTCCTAGATCACCCCGATTCAACGTAATCTTTGGGCGTTTTATACGGCCCATTGAAGAGAGAGTTTTTGAAGCGATAGGTGAAGTCTATGGGTCGAAAACTGTGATGAAGGGAATGAATGCCGTTGATAGCGGTCAACTTATGTTTCAGAAATGGTCTGCATTTAAAGACCCTGTAGCAGTTGGACTGGATGCTGAGAGATTTGACCAACATGTCTCTCGTGAAGCATTGCAGTATGAACACATGATTTACAAGGCGTGTTTCTGGCGAAAGCAAGATAAACACGAACTAGGTAAGTTATGTGACCAACAGCTGGATAACAGGTGTACTGGCAACGTTTTGGATGGTTGGCTAAAATACAAAACCTCTGGCGTGCGCATGAGTGGCGATATGAATACGAGTTTGGGAAACTGTGTTCTTATGTGCGCCATGATCTACTCATATGCAAAAACCAGGGGTGTGCGTATACAGCTTGCAAATAATGGTGACGATTGTGTTGTCTTCATGGAAAGAGCCCAATTGGGTCAGTTCATGAAGGACTTGGATTTGTGGTTCAAAAATATGGGTTTTAGCATGGTGTGCGAAGATCCAGTTTATGATTTTGAGAAAATCCAATTCTGTCAAACACAACCTGTCTACTGTGGTCCTACACCGACTGACTATATAATGGTCAGGGACCCCAGGGTTGCGATCTCCAAGGATTCAGTGGCTTTAATGCCACTTAGAACGCCTAAAGAGGTTTCTGGCTGGCTGAATGCCGTTGGCATGGGCGGGATGGCACTAACTGGTGGTATTCCCGTCTGGCAAGATTTCTATTCAATGTATGTCAGGTCAGCAGTCGGACCTAAGTCAATTATCGAGACGGGTTGGGGATGGGGAGTGCGATCACTGAGCCGCTTTTTGGAGCGGACATATGCGCCACCTGCTCCCAAGACACGTTATTCGTTTTGGCTAGCCTTCGGAATTAGTCCCGAGGAGCAAATATGCATTGAGACACACTATAGTGGGAAGACAATTGGGTTAGTCGATAACCCTAATGTCTATGCCCATGTGTGTCTCCCTTTCTAGTTAGACCGGTTTGCACCCGTAAGTGCACGTGACACTGTAACGTAAATCAGTGGGTTAGTCGCCGTGACATTGGGTCCACACATGTAATTCGTCCAAAACGTTGGGTATTCCCATAAATATTTACGTACTAAGCCTCATAGCGGAATGTCGAACGACTGCACGGATGATCCAGAGTGTTGTGTGTGGATGAACAGTCTCTGACGGCATCAGGTATCCAATACTATGCCACCAAAGAAAGTTAAACAAGTTAAAAAGAAGGCAGTTATGCCTAAACGTAAAGTTAAGAAAAATAGCAATGTCAAAATCAATGAGCTCACCACTATGATGGCGCAACTGAGTAAGCCCCAAAATCAGGTAACTGATCTAGGCCGAATGTTGCTTCATGGTGGCAATATGTTAGGAGGACTGGTTGGGTTACCCACTATTTTCGGATCTGGTGATTACCAGTGTACCCAAAATTCTTTGTGGGGTCCTGAATCACAAGTTCCGTTTATCCATTCCCAATCAGAAACGGTTACCATGCGACATCGTGAGTATATTTCGGATGTTCAGGTTGCTGGGGCTGGATTTGCTGGATTCACATTGTCTGTGAATCCTGGTCTTGCTGTTTCATTTCCTTTCCTCTCTACTATTGCACAGAATTTCCAGGAGTATACGTTTAAAGGGTTGGTTTTTGAATACAAAACAACCTCTGCGCAATCGATTACTTCTGGTACCAACACTGCTATGGGCTCTGTCATGTTAGCGATGCAGTACCGTGCGGATGCACCGTTGTTTACAAATAAGCTGCAACTCTTGAATGAGATGTGGTCTGTAGACACTGTGCCTTCTGCTAGTTGCGTCTTGCCAATAGAGTGTGCACCACTTGAGAATCCTTTTGCTATCCAGTATGTGCGTACTGGGCCTGCAACAGGTGATATCAAGAATTTCGATTTGGGCACAGTTACTGTTGCCACTCAGGGGGCACAAGCCGGGCAATCCAACGTTGTTGGGGAGCTCTGGGTGTCATATGAGGTCGAGTTGCGCAAACCACAGCTGGTACCAACAACCGCGTCTGACGCTGTTGGTGGGTATTTCTTTTCGAGCACGGCAACTAGTCTTGCACCATTTAGTGGGTTCGTTGAAACCATTAATGCTGGTGGCAATTTTAGTATGTCTGGGGGCCAGATTGTTTCCCAAGGTGCGTCTGGCACTTTCATTGTGGTTGCACATTATGTTGGTAGTTCCACTGTTGGTGTTTTTGGGCCCGCTTTTACTGCAACTAATAGTACTGTAGTAGCTACTACTACTAGCGGACCTAACCCCGGTACTGCCACTAGTTTGGTTTGGTATGTTGTTTGGACAATACCTAATCCAGCACTGGTGGCAACAATTACTGCGGGTGTCGATTTGATTCCTACACCAACATCAGGTGCCAACATTACCATCTTGCAGATTAATCCTCTGTTTGCTGGTATAACTTGAGTTCATTATAAAAACCCAATTTACTACGTCCAAATAAGACGTTAAACTTCGATATCTTGTCACTGCTTGCATACACAGCAAAAATATATTTTATTTCCGTTGATTATTCTTCAAAAACTACACTTCCACCTTCCTATAGTTTTGGCTCGTACCTATCGCCAAGACGGTCACTTAGTAAAAT